TAGTTACTCCACACACAGAGAAGTGCACCGGCTCGGGGGCTTTATACTGTACGGGTTTAAAGGGATAACCCGCCCGGAGCACTTCTCTGTGTGAAAAGGGCGGCTGGCCTAATCTGGTGTTGGCAGGCGCAGCCGCTAAAGACACAGCACAGCAATGGAACAAGGATGTGATTTCCGGCGCTTATTTCCGGCTGCTGCAATTGCACAGGCTAGCTCTTTGGCAAATCACAACGGTAAGAGCATTGCCGGTGTCTGAATCGAACAGACCATTTCCTTGCCCATCACCAGATAATAAAAATCTATCTGGCGTCTGGAATTGAACCGGACTCAATGCCTTGCTCGTCAATGCTCTTACCTGTTGTGTGATCCGTAACGTGGATCAGTCGGCCTTTTAAGCCTCACGGGGCATTCTTTGCGCGGGATACGAGGCTCAACCGCGTTTACTGCCGTGACAGGAGGGGTTACTTGCCGTTCGCCTTCCTCAAAACACACCGGTTAGTACCGGAGCGGCCCGTTTCAAATCAAATCTGTGCCTGTTTACTTCTCCACCTCAGGCGGCGGTGGTATTCTCTTAGTCCCTACAACTAAAGAGAAAGTTGAGTAATGCTGAAATCAATGCTTATTGCTAAATGCCTTTCCCGGTGTGGGATGATTCCTGATATTTCTACCGGTGAAGCCGCAGTTAAAGACGTCTTTGAAACATATTTTCCACATCATAAATTTGACGAATGGAACACCCACTTATCTGATGATGTTGTTCAGCATTTCCTCAATCAAGCGCGTGGTGCTGGCACTATTCGTGTCAATTTCTTCATTGAGGATCTTTGGGATTTGTAATATTTATAGTTCCAAAGGTTTCAAAACTGGCATGCTTAGTGGTTTTTCCTGACGCATTTGCTTCTTTTTCAAGTCGCTCGAAATCATTAAGTAATGCCTTCGTGGTGGCATCAATAAAGCCTATATAATCTGCTGCTACTGCGTTATGAGTGTTAAAGCCGATCAATACAGCCCCATTGACGGTTAGAGCGAAACTACTGCCGCAATGTGCAGGTAAGGCTGTTCCTTCTGGGGCGTCATCAAACTTAATAGTTATCCCGCCCGACACTTGCTTTTGGTCTGCGCTTATTAATTCCAAAGCGGCAAAATCAGTGAGGTATGAAATCTTATCTTCAATTTGTGCCAAGTCTTGTTTGGTGCTTTCACGCTCTGCGAGTGCTAATTGTAAATATTTCGCTGATTTTACTTTTCCATCCATCCACTGAAGCAATTCATCATTACTCATGTTACCAACGATAATTTTCGGCTCTTGCTTTGTGCCGGTCTCGATATTTTTCAGCGCTTCAGCTGAAACATGAGACACTTTACATATTGATTCTTCATCTAATTTCATTCTGATTACTCCACACTGTTAACCCTACTAAGCGAATCATCCGGTGTTTCGTATGCCACCGGCAGCTACTACGTGGGCGTCCTGCCTGTTCGCTGTTGATGTACTTAATGTAGGATATCTGACTTGCGGTTGTCAATATCAAATGTTGGTTATCTGACATTGATGGGCGAAAAAATACCGGGCTAGCCCGGTATCATTCGAAAAATGAAAGGAAACTATAGATCCATTATGACTTGCTTAACTACGCCCACTATTCGACAGTTTCCATTAACCTCGAGCATTTTATAGTTTGGATTTAAAGGCACTAGATATCTAAATGGGCCATCCATAACATATTTTTTCAATGTAGCTTCATTGCTACCATCTAATTGGGCAACAACAATTTTTCCATTCACTTCATCGTTGCCATTAAAATCAGGGTCTACAACGACTAATGAACCATCAGGAATGCTAGGGGTGCCATTGGGATTGGTCATTGAATCACCGCGAACTCTTAACGCAAAAGCTTCATCAGATACTGCAGCGGCAGTATATATCCATTCTTTTGCATCACTTATGGTCACAGGGCTTCCCGACTCAGTCCACTCACCAGCCTGAACCCACGATAGTATGGGAATTTCTTTAATTCCAAATCTCTCTGTAGGCTCAAGAATGACCGCTTCATCAGATGGTTCACCCTTTCCATCAACCAACCATTTAGCATTGCACTGCAAGGCAGCAGCAAGCGCCTGAAGGTTTATTCCTCCCGGTTGATAATCGCCTGATTCCCAGCCCGTAACAGTGACGCGACTAACTCCTACCAATTTGGCAAGAATCTGCTGGGTTAGCTTTAGTTCTTTTCGCCTAGTGCGAATGCGGTCGCTCATTTCCATGTAGGTAATCCTACCATCTTATGATGTTGGATTCTTGACTTCCGTATGTCAGATATCCTACTATGATTTTGTACTCATATCTGACATAAGAGGGTTATATGCACAAAGATGAAGTTATCGCCTACTTTGGTGGGGTCGGTAAGACCGCTAAGGCGCTTGGAATGTCACACGCTTCAGTGTCTGGCTGGCCTGATCCCATACCCCGCGGGCGAGCATTTGAAGTTGAAGTGGTCACAAATTCTGCACTAAAAGTTGATTTATCCCTTTACCAGAAGACTACGGCACCATCCGCCTAAGTTAAACCACCAGATAGGAAGAAACATTGTGGATAACAAAGACTTTCCAACTCAGCCAGACATCAGCGACGCAATACACCAACTGATCACTCAAACGCCTGGCAAGTATGACGCTATGGCTAAACAGTTATGCCCACTGTCTGGTACTGATAATGCACTACGTAACCGCGTTCGCCAGTTAGCCGGGCAAGTGGTGCCATTTGGGATGGCTGTAGAGATGGAATCAATCTCAGGCCGTTCCGACATTACTGAAGCTATGTGCAAACGTGCTGGTGGTGTGTTCGTGAAATTGCCACAGGTTGATAAGACAGGTAACGAGGAGTTGCTTATCAAGTTTAACGAGCTGTTATCTGCGTTGGGTGATTTTGGTCGTGCACATAATCAGTTCACAGCCGACGGTGTTTTAGATCGGGATGAGAGTAAGAGGCTGAAAGCTAAGGGGTATAGAGCACAGTCGATTATTGCAGAAATTATTGTTGTATCAGAGATGTTATGGGGTGACGCCTCCGTGTGCGGCACAGAGGCGTCGGGTGCATTAACTAAACGTGTGGAGTAATTAACGCATGAACATTGTAGCGGCTAAACGTTCTATTCCGCAACTGCGTTGCGTTTGTGTCAGCCCGTTCCGGTATGAACGAATGATAAGGGGCCAGTGGAAACCATGCAACCACAGCAGGGCGCATGGAATTGTGGGTGTGGTCTGCCGTAAGTGGGGCCGCGTATGACTAATCCCGGCTCAACCACAACAAACCCCATCCAATTGCTTGATCGGTACTACACAGATAAGCGCGGCATTCGCGTTCACGTTATTGGTTACGACAGCACGACAGGTGAGGTCATTTTTCGCCGTGAGGATTATGAGCATGACTGCTCAATACCCATCAGGCGGTTTAGGGCTGAGTTTACCGAGGTAGATGTATGAGCCGCATATTTGATGTTGTTCAGGCTCTGTCTGGTCAAAAGAATGTCATTGTCATTCCTGCACCTTACTTGGATTTTTTCAAAGGTGATCAGCAGGCCCACATGTTAGGGGCAATTCTAAACCAATTAGTCTATTGGTCTGGTGTTCCTTCTAGCCTTAATGATGGCTGGTTTTATAAAAGCTATGACGAGTTAGCAGGGGAAATCAAAGGTGTTACCGCCGATCAGGTACGTAAGGCAACGAACAAGCTAATCAGTAACTACTTACCTGAAGTTATCGAGACAGCAACCCGTAAAGTAAATGGCACTCCGAAAAAGCATTATCGCCTTAATGGTGATGCGCTAATTGCCAAGATATTCCCGCCAATAGTGGAAACGGCAGTATTGCCGAATGGAAACGGCAATATCGCCGAATCGAAACGGCAAAGCGGCCAGATGGAAACGGCAGAAAAGCCGCAAGGAAACGGCAATATCGCCGAATCTTATCTCTATACAGATCACTACACAGATCATAACTTACAGATCAATAAACCCTCTTCGTTGCAGAATTCTGACGAATCCCGCAACCAAGAAAAAAATGATTTTTTATCAACACATCCCCAAGCTGCAATCTACACCCCATCAGGCAAATCATGGGGGACAGCCAAGGATCTAGACGCTGCAAAATGGATATTTACCAAAATTCGCGTTGTGAATGCCACCGCTAAAGAACCCAATTGGGTGGAGTGGTCGAACGATATCCGCTTAATGCATGAACAAGATGGCCGTTCTCATCGTGAGATCTGCGAACTCTTCAAGTGGGCTAACACAGACTCATTCTGGGCAGCCAATATCTTAAGTCCTCGTAAACTCCGCACTAAATGGGATGAACTGGTGATGCGCAGTCAGGCAAAAGTAGCTGTTGCGCCAGTTATCGACAATAGCGAACGCGACTCAGCTTATAAGCGCTTTATTTCAGGTACCGGCCAAGATGTTAAGCGTAGTGAGTTAGAAATCAAGGTTGGCTTAGAAGCCAGCAAAGTTGGCGTGCGTTCGATGGGGGCCAGTTTTGCGGTTATTCGTTGGAATGCTATCTGGAAAGAATGCAGCCAGCGCGTGAGCGGGGAGAAAGCAGCATGAAAAAGCCACTTGATAATTTCACTGTAGAGAGACTTGAAGAGTTTATTCGTCAGCCACTAGAAAACGGATTAACTCGAAGCGAGCAAATGGAGTTAGCCCGCATCGCTTTAGCTGTAAAGAGAGTTGAGCCAGAGTGGTATGTCGTCATTACAAGTGTAGGGGTTTGGCAGGCTCGCTATAAAACCCGCAGCGAGGCAGAAAGCCATATTAAGCCGTGGAACAAGGATTACTGGATTAAGGAAATCTACACCACCCCACAATTTAGCTCTCCAGAGATACCGAAAGATTGGCCTACAGAGGATATGGTCATAGCTGCCTTTGAGTCTAAGGCGTTTGATGCGCTTATAGCAGCAGTAGCAGAACATCAGGGTTGGCCTTACAGTTGCAGAGAAAGCGCTGAATGTGTCACTGGCATCTTTAAAGCCATGCTCGCCGCCGCGCCGGAGAGTAATCATGATTGATTTCTCCAATACAGAATATGTCCAATCATTGGCGGTGCTTAAGTCGGCTGAATCTCATTTGCTGAAAAAAGTTAGCGATCAGTGGCGCACTCCCGATGCGTTGTTTTGGGGCATTAACCAGATGTTTGGCCCTCTGGTTCTGGATTTGTTCACCGACGGTGAAAACAGTAAATGCCCTGACTACTACACGGCAGAAGATAACGCACTGGTTCAGAACTGGGCTGAGCGAGTAAGAGAGCTTAAAGGCGCAGCGTTCGGCAACCCGCCATATTCCCGCGCTAAACAGCATGAAGGTGAATACATCACCGGTATGACTCACATCATGCAGCACACAGCGGCAATGCGTGAAGCCGGTGGCCGTTATGTATTTCTTATCAAAGTAGCCACGTCAGAGAGTTGGTGGCCAGAGCAAGCCGACCACATAGCATTTATTCGCGGTCGCGTCGGTTTCGACCTACCACGCTGGTTTATCCCGGCAGACGATAAGCAGGTACCGAGCGGTGCATTCTTCGCTGGCGCCATAGCGATATTTGATAAGACGTGGCGCGGGCCAGCAACAAGTTATGTCTCGTTGGATCAGCTTATGACTACTGGCGCGGCATTCTTAGCGCAGATCCGCAGAGAGGCTGAGCGTCTTGTATCACAAAGCCAACCGCAAAATATTCCTGAAATTCTTCCAACACCAGATAGTGAGGTGGCAGCATGAAACTATCCAATTCTGTTGTGACTATGAGCAGTCGTGAAATCGCTGTGCTGGTGAACAGTAAGCACAGCGATGTAAAACGTTCTGCAGAACGCCTATGTGCTGGCGGTATTTTAACCGCGCCGTTGGCGCAGTTCGATTTTGAGCATAATGGTAACAAGTATTTTGAGTATCGGTTCAATAAGCGCGATTCTCTGGTATTGGTTGCCCGACTCTCACCTGAATTCACAGCTGCGGTGGTTGACCGCTGGCAAGAACTGGAACAGAACCTGATCCCTCAAACCTTACCAGAGGCATTACGCCTGGCGGCTAATTTGGCAGAGGAAAAGCAACAGCTTGAAAACCAGCTTTCTATTGCTGCGCCAAAAGTTGAGTTTGTCGATCGCTACGTAATAGCTAAGGGTTCCATGACATTCCGACAAGTTGCAAAACTGCTTAATGCCAGAGAAGCGGAGTTTCGTCAGTTCCTGCTTGATAATCACATCATGTACCGGCTTAACGGAATGTTATCACCTCATCAGCAGCACAGTGAATTAGGGCGATTTGAGGTTAAGACGGGTACTAACACCATTAATAATCATGCTTTCGCTCAATCCCGTTTTACACCGAAGGGCGTTAAATGGGTTGGTGGCTTATGGGCTGAGTATCTTGCAAAGAAAGGTGCCGCATGAGGGCATTGTTAACCCCATTTATCCAGCAGGAACTTGGTGTTGTGATATTGAAGCCAGGTGCTGAACTGCTGCCATATTTATCTGGGCGCTTGCTGGTGGCCACTGAACCGGAGGAATTTAAAGCACTTCCATCAGGGCGACTACCAACAGCCGATCAGCAACTGGCTAATGATCCGCGCTTGCTACCATTTTTTGAGCATGAGCGTGTTATTAATGCCGCTGGTGGGCCTCGAGTACTGGAGGCATGGGTTAAGCAACTGAAAGAGTGCCAATGGCATGATCCGGATGATACCCACGTTCAAAATCTCACAACATTGCGTTATGGCCAGCGTTCTATTCGTTTGTGTTGGCATCATGATAATAAGCTGAGAGAGCATACACTCCCCCGATTGGACCAACTGGCCACCAGCAATCTCATCACTTGGATAATCTCAGCAATATGCAGTCATTTTCGGCTTCCGGAGGGCCACCAGCTCACTATGCCGGAGTTGTGTTGGTGGGCAGTGGTTAACGAGGTTTCCGATCTACTACCCGATTCAATTGCTCGAGCAAGTTTGCGAATGCTGCCAGCAGCGATGAAGTCAGGGCCGACGAGGGAGAGTGATATCACTTGGACGCCAAACCCGACCCAAATCATTGAAACCAAAGTGGAACAGGTTAAGAAGGTGCTGGCGCTGAAAATTGATGATGAGCCACCAGCCAGTTTTATGCGCATCCCTAAGCGGTATCGGTGGGAGAACAAGAAGTGGCTCAAGTGGGTTAAATCCCAACGGTGCTGCGGGTGTGGTAGTTCAGCGGATGACCCTCATCACATCATCGGTCACGGTCAGGGTGGTATGGGGACTAAGGCACATGACCTTCTCACAATTCCGCTATGCCGCATTTGTCATGACGCGCTGCATGCTGATATGCGTGTGTGGGAAGCGGAGCATGGAAGCCAAATTGAGCTGTGGTTTCATTTTATGGACCGGTCTATCTCGATCGGGGCAATGGCCTGATGGTCATAATGTGTGGAGTAAAAACTATGAATTCAGTAAACGGTATGCGGACCGGTTACAGCAGTTTGGAGACGTTAGCATGAGAGATATCTCTATAGTATTAGAGCGTTGGGGCGGCTGGGCTGCCAGTGATAACAGTGGGGTAGATTACTCTCATATTGCTGCGGGTTTTAAAGGCTTATTGCCATCAAAGTCTCCGAGTAGGCTTTCATGCTGTGACGATGATGGAATTATCATTGATAGCTGCGTTGCGAAATTGAAGAAGATAAAACCTGATGAGTATGAACTTGTTGTTTTACATTACTTATATAATGTATCTCTTAGAGCAATAGCCCGTAAGCGCAAGTGTTCTGATGGAACAGTCAGGAAAGAAATGCAAACAGCTCAGGGTTTTATTCTCGGCATTCTATATATTCTCGATGTAAAATTAGATATTTAATATCATAATGGCTGGCTATATTGTCAGCCTTATATTGATTATTGTTTTAACATTACTTTAATGTTTTCTCGTATTAATATTAGTGAGTTAAGCATAAAACAAATGGTAAGCATTGCAAGCCAAATACAAAATATTGAGGCTGGAGAGTAATTTGCAAGTCCAACAGTAAACTGAGAAATTGCTGTGATAATTGCAAGCCATATAGATAAGTTTAGAAAACACGAAAGCCTATCTAAAGGTAGATATAATTCTTTTTCTTTGATATCTTCAACTTTAATGTTTTTAGAATCAGCAAAAATATTTTTATAAGACTCCGTAGAAAATAGTTTGTCTTTTAAACTAACAATAACAAATGTATGTAATGATAAAAGGAAAGAACCCACAGATATAAATCCAGAAAAAAGATACCCTCTAAGGTTTTTTTGATAAAAATCATAAAAGGGCTGATTACAATCTATATCACCATTATAAATAAGATACGTCGAAATCAAAAAACACACAGAAACAAGGAAAAGCACAGTAAACTGTACTTTTAGCCCCTTATTTATATGTGCTTTAATTAAATTCACGTTTATCTTTCCCCGTAAGTATCTGTTCCTTAATTATAGCAACAATGGCGTTTTCTGTGTAGTTATCATTAGTTAAGCCATCAACATTATTTGCTAGTTGGTCGAAGTCGTATGTTTCGAAAAAAGTTGGGCAATTAAAGAAATCAACAATTTTTTCTTGGTTGTTATAGTTTGTAGCAACAACCTTCCCTTTAGTTATCCCAGGCAATCCTTTAAGAACGCCATTTACACGCCTTGCAATAGGCGATGTTTTCTTTCTTTCTGTTGGGTCTATATTAAAAGTTATATCTACATTTTTAGAATATGATTCTGTTGCAATCATTTCTGATTGCTTAAAGTCTATTGCACTAAACCTAAAAGTAGCAGACTTTATTTCTTTAAAAGCAGACAGGATTGTTTCAAGATTGCTCTTATTTAAAATAATAGAAAAACTAGGCCTTATATTATATTTTTTATGTGTTTTTTTTATGTCTTTCTTGCTCGGGTTTTCTCCAAGAGATTTAATTTCATCGCTCTCTAGTTTACGTATATATTCGTTGGAATTGGTTTGAAGTTGTGAAAAAAGAGTATTTAAAGTACATGAACCATGATAATACAAATAAAGACCTTTCATAGTTTCTTTTTTTAGGCAAAAGAAGTTGAAGTTAACTAACTTTTCATCTCCTTTTAAGTCTTCGACTTTCACAACGAACTGACCATTTTTTACTGTAGATTTACAGTTTTTCTTTTGGTTTTTAAAGGTGAGAACAAGGCCAGTATAGAAATCGTCATCATCAGAAATAAGAATCTTTCTCACGTAATCTAAGCGCTTGATTTCATTGTCTGAGTGTGAAATTAAATGATTTAAAATTTGCTCAGATGTGATGTGTGGATTTTCGTTTTCAATTGAAAAACCAATGCTTTTAACTTGCATAAAATTTATAACTCCATGTTCACTTATCCGACTCTGAGAGCTTGAATTTGCTAACAGTCTTGTTGTGTAACAAGATAATACAAGAATAATTGTTAAGAAACACTAACGCGTACGCAAAAACTCATATAGTGTGATAAGAGTGGTTGATTTGATGCCTCTTATCATTTTTTTCTTGTGTTTTCTCCGATTTTTGATCTTTGCATCATTACTGAAACGTAAGCTGTGTTAATCGATCTATTCCATTTTTTAAAGGAGTGATAAATGGCACAGTGTTCCGGATGTGATGCTTCACTAGGTGACTCATTAATTGTTGAGGAAGATAGGACTGTTTATAAAAGCTGTCCGTCCTGCTCAGAAAGAGTTGGTCACCATGTTTTCTATCGTTACGATGATTTCGGTATGAGAGATATGGGAGATGGACGTTATATAGTGCAATCATGGTGTCCTGACTGCCGATTTAAAGAACCACCGATACTACAAGTTAGCTTTGAGTGTAACTAAGTCGAATCTGATGAATCTAGCCCTAGCTTAATCGTTGGGGCTTTTGCATTTCTAAGGTATGCGGTCAGCACATTGGTAGGTGTTGACGCCGGAACCGTAACCGGCTTCACAGCATAATTTTAAGGCTCACTTAGGTGGGCCTTTTTATTCGTACTGCCACGATCGTCTAGAGAGAACGGCAGCGCAAAGGGGATTTACATGTCCCAGATGAACCCGGCGCGAAATAAATCAGGGCCACAATTTAATTCTGCGATAACTGCGGTTGATCGCCCCGTACCAGTAAGCGGGAAAATTTTTGGCTGCGCTAATACGTGGCCTTTTCAGTTTTAGCCCACCAGTTACCCAATCAACTCCACACACACTATTAACAGATGAGTGGCTGCACTGGTGGGCTAAATTCCCCACATATAAGGAAACCATCATGTCGGAACCGATCACCAGCACCGGAGCCGCCACTGCAACTGTTACTGGCGTTACTTTTATCGGGCTGTTATCGGGGCTGGATGCTGGTGTTGTTGTGGGGGCGTTCGCTGGCGCTGCTGTATTCGTGTTATCTGCGTCAGACTTCTCTCTGTTTAAGAAACTGTTTCTATTTGGCTTGTCATGGGGTACCGGTGTGTTATCTGCCCCTTTCATTACATCGTGTATTAACTTCCTGACGCCTGATGAAGTTAAAGCCGCTGAGCCGGTCGGCGCAATGGTTGCTGGTGCTGTTGTCATACGTCTATTGATGTGGGCAAACAAAGAGTCAAAGAACCCCGGCAACATCATCGACCGCTTTAGAAGTGGTGGGGGAAAGCCAGATGAATAATTATCTGCTGACACTTGATGCTATTGCCTGTGCGGTGATAGCTGCCCGTTTATTTGCTTACCGCCGACATGGTGCTACTTATCGACCGATAGCCTCAATTTTTGCTTATGGTCTGATGGTCGCTAGTGCTTCGGTCACTATCAGGATCTTAACGGGCGATTACAACCACGCCGACTGGTCCGAAACTCTTATTAATATCAGCATGGCTGTGGCAATTGTTGCTGCTGGTGGAAATGTCATGCACTTCGCTAAACCGGTGAGACTAAAACCATGACCCCTTATCAATTCAGAATGGCGGCTAACATCAGCGCCGAACTTGCTGCACGTTGGATTCAGCCTATTACCCTGGCAATGAAAGAATTTGGCATTACCACGCCAGTACAACAGGCCATGTTTATTGCTCAGGTAGGCCATGAGTCAGCCAGTTTCACGCTGCTGGTGGAATCATTCAATTACAGTGTTAACGGTTTGATTGCGACGTTCGGAAAGCGCCTGTCTGCGGATCAGGCTTCGGCTTTGGGGCGTCAGTCTGGTGAAAAATCAGTGCCACTTAATCGACAACAAGCGATCGCTAATTTGGTCTACTCAGGCCGCATGGGTAATAAAGCTGCGGGTGATGGTTGGAAGTATCGCGGTCGCGGTCTGATTCAGATTACCGGCTTAGATAACTATCGGGCATGTGGTACCGCACTGAAACTGGATTTAATCAGCAACCCCGATCAGTTGCAGAGCGATGTTAACGCTGCTCGTTCTGCTGCATGGTTCTGGCAATCCCGCAATTGCGGTCAATATGCTGATGATGTTCAGCGTGTCACTCAGCTTATTAATGGTGGTAATAACGGGATTAATGATCGCAAGGCGCGGTTTGAATTAGCTAAGCGAGAGCTGCAGCTATGACTACTTGGCGCGCGGCACTGGTGGCGTTAATTGCTACGGCTTTTCTTTTTCTACTTCTGAATCGTAACCATCTAGCAAACAAGGTGGATAAGACGGAAGCGGAGTTGGTGACCGAACAGGCTACTAACGTTGCTCTGGGTAACATCATCGATGCATACCAAGCGAATGACGCCGCCAATCGCGCATCTACAACCCGCCAACTCGAAAACGAAAGGAAACTACGCAATGAAAGTGACGAGCGACTCAGGCGGTTCAAAGCTTCGGCGGAGAGTGATGATTGTTCTATCAAGCCTCTGCCTGACGCTAGCATTGTCATCCTGCAAGAATAGCCCACAGCATAAGTCAGCCGAGTTAATCCAGTTATGGCCCCCTGAATCAGCATTAACTCAATGCGAAGTGCCGGAGTTCGTCGGTACCACTTGGGGTGATAGTGGGCTGTATGCGTTGGCGCTGAAGCGTGAGCTGCGGATCTGTAAGGGTCGGCTCGATGAGATTATTAGTTGGCGGCAGAATGCCATGCGAAAACAGTGAGGATGTATGGCGATTGTTGGGCATTATAAAATAGAAGTCTGGCTTAAAAGTGATGCGGGTTATGAATCCTCACCTGCAATAGGCTTTTCGAAAGAGAGGCAACTACCTGTAAAGGATGGGTTCGTTTTCTTCAGCGATCTCCAAGAATTGAATGGTTTTGGTTTTCCATTGGATAGTGTCCATCACTACAAAATCACAGCAGTATTTAGGGAAAGTGACAATGCCACCACGAATCCCCCGAGCATGCCGTAAGCATGGGTGTCGCAACACTACAATCCATAGTACTGGTTATTGTCCTGAGCATCAGAATACCGGATGGGAGAGCCACCAGCAGGGCAAGACCAGACATGAGCGAGGTTATGGCGCCAATTGGGATAAGTTGAAGCCACTGATAAAGGCCAGAGACAAATGGCTGTGCCAGCAGTGTCTGCGTGAAGGTCTGGTGGTGTCGGGTACAACGGTCGATCACATCAGAGCTAAGGCTCACGGTGGCACTGATGACCCATCCAACCTCGAACTGTTGTGCTGGCCACACCATAGAAAGAAGACTGCGACCGAACGAATCAAGTGATAATGATTATCAACATCACCAATGTGAGCACCAAAATGGTGCATCATCACATCAAGTGAGAATCAATATCATCAACGGGAGGGGGGATCGAATCTCTGCAGCCCTTGTCCTACCGTACCGCCAGCCTCATCGGATTTTTTTACCCGCGTAAAATGAAATTAAAACTGGAGGGATTATGGCTGGAGCGCCGGGCCGATCCGGACGCCGAGCCAAGCCAACCGCCCGGAAGGAATTGGCGGGCAATCCGGGTAAACGTGCTCTGAATAAAGACGAACCTGCATTCACGCCGATTAAGGGCGTATCCCCGCCAGAGTGGTTCGAGGAAGAAGAGTTACACCTTGCCACTGTTATGTGGCAGATGACGACAAAGGAGCTATGCAACCAAGGCATTCTTTGTATTACCGATCTAACTGTGCTGGAACGATGGTGTGTAGCGTATGAGTTTTGGCGCAGAGCGGTTCGTAAAATTGCCAAGCAGGGTAACGTAGTGACTGGTGCAACTGGTGGACCAATTAAGAACCCTGAACTAACGGCCAAGAAAGAGCAAGAGTCGGAGATGAGTAGCACAGGGGCAATGCTCGGGCTTGACCCCAGCAGTAGGCAACGCCTGATTGGTCTGGCTGGGCAAAAGAAATCCACAAACCCCTTCATTAAGTTGATCACATCATGACTAGAAAAGCATATCCGAATGTTAATGCGGCGAATCAGTACGCCCGTCATGTGGTGCAGGGGCGGATCGTTGCTTGCCGTTTTGTTATTGATGCCTGTCAGCGTCACATTGATGATCTGGCGGCAGAAAAAGGCCGTAAATTTAAATACAGATTCGATAAAGACCGCGCTGAGAAAGCGGCAAAATTTATTCAACTGCTTCCCCACACCAAGGGGGAGTGGGCTTTTAAGAGAATGCCAATCACTTTAGAGCCGTGGCAACTTTTTATCATCTGCTGTGCATTCGGTTGGCTGCATAAAGGCAGTAAGTTACGTCGATTCCGTGAGGTCTATACCGAGATCCCCCGTAAAAATGGCAAATCAGCTATTTCCGCTGGGGTAGCGCTATTTTGCTTTTCATGTGATGACGAGTTCGGTGCTGAGGTTTATTCCGGTGCCACAACAGAGAAGCAAGCGTGGGAAGTATTTCGGCCTGCGCGCTTGATGTGCAAGCGTACACCGCTGCTCTGTGAAGCCTTTGGCATTGAAGTGAATGCGTCCAACATGAACCGGCCAGAAGATGGCGCGCGGTTTGAGCCAGTTATCGGTAATCCCGGTGATGGCTCGTCACCCAGCTGCGCTATTGTGGACGAATATCACGAACACGAAACAGACTCACTCTACACCACCATGTTAACGGGGATGGGATCACGCAGACAGCCCATCATGTGGGCCATTACCACTGCGGGCTATAACATTGAAGGGCCGTGTTACGACAAGCGCCGAGAAGTTATTGAAATGCTGAGCGGTACTGTCCCAAACGATGAGCTATTCGGGATCATTTATACCGTTGATGAGGGGGACGACTGGACATCGCCAGCATCATTGAAGAAAGCTAATCCCAATATGGGGGTATCTGTTTACAGTGATTTCCTACTGAGTCAGCAACAAAGGGCGATGAATAATGCCCGTCAAGCCAACATCTTTAAAACTAAACATTTGAATATCTGGGTGTCTGCCCGGTCTGCATTCTTCAATATGGTGAGCTGGCGGGCCTGTGAAGATACCACGCTAACGCTGGAACAGTTTGAAGGTCAATCTTGTTATCTCTCTTTTGACTTGGCTCGCAAACTGGATATGAACTCGATGCCGCGCTTGTTTACTCGGACTATTGACGGGAAACAGCATTACTACTGTGTCGCGCCTAAGTTCTGGGTACCGTATGACACGGTATTCAGTGCAGATGTTGAGGATCGGCGAACTGCTGAACGTTTCCAGAAATGGGTCATTACAGGGCATCTAGTGGCGACTCCCGGCGCTGAAATAGACTATCGTGAAATTCTGGAAGCCGCTAAAGAGGTAAACCGCCTAAATCCGGTTGAGGAATCGCCAATTGACCCACATGGCGCAACAAACCTTTCTCACCATCTGGCGGAGGAAGCATTAAGCCCGATCACCATCGTTCAAAACTACACCAACATGAGTGACGCCATGAAGGAGTTGGAAGCTGCTGTTGAGTCTGGTCGTTTTCATCATGATGGCAACCCCATTATGACATGGTGTATCAGCAACGTAGTGGGTAAATATCTGCCGGGCAATGATGATGTGGTCAGGCCAATAAAAGAGGCTTCCGAGAACAAAATAGATGGTGCTGTGGCGCTAATTATGGCGGTTGGCAGGGCAATGTTGAATAAGCCAGGTGACTTCCTTTCCAATCTCGATCCAGACGAAGAACTGCTTATCTTATGAAATCACTGATTATCGACATTATCGGGGTGGCCGGTTTCGGTTTACTCATGGCGGGGCTTTATCTGCAATTTGGCACAGCGACGGCATTACAGTGCGCGGGTGGTGGAATGCTGATATTCGCACTGTTCGCCGCAAGGAGAAAATACCGTGCTACTTGATGCTTTATTCCGGAGTAACCCGCTGGAAAATCCAGCGACGCCTTTAACGGGTGAATCAGTAGAAGAGGCTGGATTCTTTAAATCTGATGTCTTTGTTAGCCCGGAAACCGCCATGAAACTGGGGGCGGTTTATGCCTGTATTTACGTTCTGTCTTCCACGTTGGCGCAGATGCCGTTGCATGTGATGCGCAAAACTGGAAACACGGTTGAAGTCGCGCGGGATCATCCTGTTTTCTATCTGGTTCACGATGAGCCTAACGTCTGGCAAACCAGCTACAAATGGCGGGAGCTAAAGGAACGGCATGTTCTAGGTTGGGGCAATGGTTACACCAAAGTTATTCGCTCACGGCACGGCGAGATAGTTAGCCTTGAAGCCTGCATGCCATGGGAAACCACTCTATTAAATACTGGTGGTCGCTATACCTACGGTGTTTATAACGAGCAAGGTTCTTTTGCCATCAGCCCCGACGACATGATCCACATTCGGGCCCTAGGAAATAATCAGAAAATGGGGCTGAGTCCTATCCTGCAACATGCTGAAACTATCGGGATGGGCATGAGTGGACAGAAATATACCAGCAACTTTTTTAATGGTAATGCTCGGCCTGCAGGGATTGTGTCGGTCAAAGGACCAGCTCTGGAGGCTAAAGCATGGGATAGACTGAAATCTTTATGGCAGCAGGCCGCTGCAGCCCTTCGTAATGAAGAAAACAAAACCATGCTGCTGCCAGCGGAGCTGGATTATAAGGCGCTGACGGTTTCGCCGGTTGATGCCCAAATTATTGACATGCTCAAGCTGAATCGTTCCCAGATAGCGGGGATTTTCAATATACCGGCCCACATGATCAACGACTTGGAAAAAGCCACTTTCTCTAACATCACCCAGCAGTCTATTCAGTTTGTCCGTCACACCGTCATGCCATGGATTGTGAACTGGGAGCAGGAATTAAACCGCCGACTGTTTACTCGAGCAGAGCGAGCTGCGGGTTATTACGTCCGCTTTAATCTGGCCGGTTTGTTACGTGGTACTCCGCAAGAACGCGCCAATTTCTACCACTTCGCCATTACTGATGGTTGGATGTCGCGAAACGAGGCTCGCGCCTTTGAAGATATGAACCCAGTAGAGGGTCTGGATGAAATGCTGGTCAGTGTGAATGCGGCTAAGTTGACCACCCCAAATACTGATATCGACCCCAACGATAAAGGACCGAGCAATGAGTGAGACAGAAAAGCGCTGTTATAGCGGAGAGGTGCGGGCAGAGCAGCGAGAGAATGAGCCAACCCGTATTATTGGCTACGGCTCGGTATTCAATAGCCGTTCAGAACCGCTGTGGGGATTTCGTGAAATCATTAAGCCGGGTGCATTTGATGATGTGCTGGGTAATGACGTTCGCGGGCTATTTAACCATGACCCTAACTTTATTCTCGGTCGCAGTAGCGCGAACACGCTCACTTTGTCGGTCGATGAACGCGGACTGCAATACAACATTATCGCCCCTGACACACAAACTATTCGTGATCTGGTCATTGCACCAATGTTGCGGGGTGATATCACTCAATCTTCCTTTGCTTTCTCGGTCGCCCGCGATGGTGAACAGTGGTACGAGGATGAAGAAGGGATTGTTATTCGGGAGATTTCTAAGTTTTCTCGGCTGTATGACGTTAGTCCCGTCACTTATGCAGCCTATCAGGATGCTGATTCTGGTGTCCGTTCGATGCAAGCCTGGCAGGAAGCGCGAGATAGCGGCGCGCTACAACAAGCCATTAACCACAAAATGGCGCGTGAGCGCCTGCTGACTTTGATTAACGCCTAAGGAAATAAATGTATGCCTATGAAATTGCACGACATTAAGCAAAAGCGTAATACCATTTCAACGGATATGCGCGCTTTGCATGACAGTATTGGTGATAATGCCTGGACTGATGAACAGCGAACTAATTGGAACAAGGCAAAAACTGAGCTTCAGGCTCTTGATGATCAAATCTCGCGTGAAGAAGAACTGCGTAGCCAAGATCAGAAGTTTGTTCAGGAGCAGGAACAAGAACAGCGCCAACGGAATGACACACCAGAGGGGCAGCAACAAGAACAGCGTCAAAAAGCATTTAACAAGTTCCTGCGTCATGGACAAAGTGAGCTGAGTGCCGAAGAGCGCAGCGCTTTGCGTGAGTTACGTGCGCAAGGTACTGCTCCCAATGAAAAAGGGGGTTATACCGTTCCGACACAGTTCCGTGCCCTGATTGTTGAGTCCATGAAAGCTTACGGTGGCATTGCCAGTGTTGCCCAGATCATGAATACCGATAATGGACAGGATATTGAATGGGCTACTTCTGACGGCACTACAGAGGAAGGGGAGTTGTTGGGTGAAAACACCGAAACCAGCGAACAGGATGTTGAGTTCGGTTCTGGTTCACTCGGCGCTAAAAAGCTATCGTCCAAAATCATCCGCATCTCGAATGAACTGCTTCAGGATAGTGGCGTCAATATTGAAGCGTTCTTGGCTGGGCGTATTGCTCAGCGTATTGGGCGCGGTGAGGCCAAATATCTTGTTCAGGGGACTGGTGTGGGTACGCCAGTGCAACCTAAAGGCTTGGTGACTTCTGTCACGGGCGTCACTCCAACAGCATCAGCCACTACGTTTACATGGAAGGAAATGAATGCTCTCAAGCACTCTATCGATCCAGCATATCGTAATGGCCCTAAATTCCGTTGGGCGTTCAATGATGCCACCTTGAAAATCCTCACCGAAATGGAAGACCTGCAAGGCCGCCCGCTATGGTTGCCAGAAATCATTGGTGGTGCGCCAGCAACCGTATTGCAGGTACCTTACGTTATTGATCAGGCGATCGACAATATTGCTGCTGGTAAGAAGTTTATGTTCTGCGGTGATTTTGATCGTTTCATTGTTCGTCGTATTACTTATATGACACTGAAACGCCTGGTTGAGCGTTATGCCGAGTTTGACCAAACAGGCTTCCTTGCTTTCCATCGTTTTGATTGCATTCTGGAAGATACCGCCGCTATTAAAGCACTGGTGGGTAAACCTGCTGCTGGGGGTTAATTTCACTCGGATTTGAATCATGCCGCTTTTGCGGTTTTTTTATGCCCGCAATCTGGGATCGGGTTGCGGGTATGGAGGTTTTCATGCTGTTAACACTGCCAGAAATTAAGGCTCAGTGTCGCCTTGATGGTGATTTTGACCATGAAGATGATCTGTTGAAAATGCTGGGTGGTGCAGCAGAGAAACGTGTCATCAGCTACACCAATCGTAAATTATATGAGGAAGCGGTCCCCGAAACAGACCCTGACGGGTTACTGCTTGAGGATGATATCAAACTGGCTATGTTGCACTTGGTCAGTCATTGGTATGAAAACCGCTCATCTGTGAGTGATTTTGAACAGTCCGAAGTGCCGATGAGCTTTTATTTCCTTGTTGGCCCATACAGGTTTATTCCGCTATGACTCAACGACGGTTTACCGAAGTCAACGCCACTTATCGACCACCGGCACCCGGCGAACTGAATAAGCGCGCCCAGTTCCGTACCCGCGAAGATGTTCCCGGCAACGGTCATATGGGCGTTGATACCATTTATCACAACACCTTCGATACCTGGGCAAAACTGTCTGCGATTGGTGATTCTGTCCGTATTGGTTCGATTCAGATTGATGCTGCCATTACTCACCGCATTGTTATTCGCTATCGAGCGGGCGTCACCACCGATGATGAAGTGGTGATCAATAAGATGGTTTACCGGGTTAAGGGAACCACGAACCTGAATGAAGCCAGCCGCTTTCTGGTTATCATTGCTGAAGAGCTGGGAACCGTGGACGCTATCGGAGAGGGGCAATAATGGCGATTGAAAACTCTACCAGCGGCCTTTATCTGCACGTAGATTTTGATAAAGCGCCGGAACTCACATTCAATAAGGCGCGAGTCCGGCGTGCATTTGTCACCATCGGTCAAAATGTGTTGCGAGAATCGCGCCGCTTGGTCGCTCGACGCGCTATATCAAAAGCGGGTGAAACGCCAGGTTATCGCACAGGCGCGCTGGCTAAATCCATTGGCTTTCGTGTTCCCACCGCTACCACTAATCGCCCTGGCTTTTTAGTCCGAATAGCCCCTAACCAAAAGGGCGGTAAAGGTTCACGTCCACTCGAAGGTGATTTCTACCCTGCATTTCTTTATTACGGTGTTCGCCGTAAAGCAAAGCGCAATAAAAACCATCGGCGCGGTGGTTCGGGTGGTGACGGCTGGAAACTAAAGCCCCGTAAAAATTTTATGGAGCAGGCACTATTAAACCGTCGAGCGTGGATTGAGCGCGTACTGTTCGATGCTTTGCAGAGTTCATTGAGGCCCGTTAAAAAATGAAACTTTCACTTGTTATAGCCGCACTTCGATTGCGCTGTCCGTCGTTTAATGGTCGCGTATCCGGTGCGGCTGAATACAAACCAGTATCCGAAGTGACAAAGATGGAACTGCCATCAGCTTGGGTCATTCCGCTTGATGACAATGTTGGTGAACAAAAGTCACAAACTGACTATTGGCAGGATCTCACGGACGGGTTTGCGGTGATCGTGGTACTGGATAACACCCCCGATCAGCGTGGGCAAAAAGCCGCCTTTGATGCGGTGGATGATATACGGGCCGAGTTGTTTAAAGCGCTTCTGGGTTGGGAGCCTGAGTCTTGCTATGACCCGATTCAGTATGATGGTGGCAACCTGCTGGATATGAACCGCGCTCACCTTTACTACCAGTATGACTTCTCAGCCATACGGGATATCACAGTGGAAGATACCCACCAGTGGGACGACCTGCAACAGCTTGCCGAGCTGGAGCGGATCATGGTGGATGTCGACTTTATCACCCCTGACGGCACCATTGAACACAAGTTAAACATCCCCCTTAACGACGAGTAACCCCTTATGCATGTGATCCCTAAAGATGGCCGGTCAGTTCCTGACCGGGTCAGAGGTGACTTTTTGCCCGCAGCGGGCCGAAACGTCGATGAAAATATCTACTGGCACCGCCGGGTAGTCTCAGGGGAAGTGACCGTTAAGGCCGCAGAACCTGAAGAAACTGCACCACCGGCACCCCTCGTTCAACCTGAGCAAAAGGCCAAAAAACAATGATCAGCTTTAACCACATCCCAAATGATTTACGGGTGCCGTTGTTCTTTGCCGAAATGGACAACAGCGCGGCGAATACGGCACAAGACAGTGGGCCTTCGCTCATTATCGCCCACGCGCTGGAAGACAGTTCGATTGAGAAGAATACGCTCGTTATTATGCCATCGGCAGACAGGGCGGGGCAGGTGTCCGGACGGGGTAGTCAGTTAGCCCGCATGGTAGCGGCATATCGCGCGGTCGATCCCTTTGGTGAGTTATGGGTGGTTGCGGTGCCTGAAGTGGCGGGCGATCCGGCCACTGGCACCCTCACTGTCACCGGCACAGCACAAGCTTCCGGCACATTGTCGATTTATATCGGCTCTACTCGGGTGCAAGTGGTGGTTACTGCGCTGGATACTCCGGCAATTATTGGTGCCAGCATCGCTGCGGCGGTTAATGCTCTGCTTGATTTGCCGGTTACCGCAGTTGCGGCGGCGGGCGTCGTTACTCTTACAGCCAAAAACAGCGGGCTTACTGGTAACGGCCTGCCTGTCAGCCTGAACTATCGCGGCACGGTCGGTGGTGAGCAGAATCCATCCGGCGTGAATGTGGCGATTGTTCCAATGGCGGGTGGTGCTGGCGCTCCGGACCTGTCAGCGACTATTGCCACCTTAGGTGATGAACTGTTTGATTTTATCGCCTTCCCGTTTAATGACTCGGCATCACTGGCCACTATCGGCAAAGAGATGAACGACGATACCGGGCGCTGGAGTTGGTCACGGCAGTTATATGGCCATGTGTACACCGCCAGGGTGGGGGATTTGTCGGATCTGGTGGCTTTTGGTGCCACATTCAACGATCCGCATCTGACTATTGCTGGTTATGAAACTGGCGTACAGATGGCAACCGATGAGCTGATTGCAGCACGAACCGCGCGTAATTCGGTGTTTATTCGCAATGATCCGGCGCGACCTACGCAAACCGGCCTGTTAAATGACGCACTTCCGGCTCCGGTGGGGACGCGTTTCATTCTGTCCGAGCAGCAATCCCTGTTAACCCACGGTATCGCCACCGCCTACAGCGAGGGCGGGGTACTGCGCATTCAGCGTGATATCACCACCTATCAGAAAAACGCCTACGGCAATGCTGATAACAGTTTTCTTGATAGTGAAACCTTGCATACCAGCGCTTACGTGCTGCGTCGCTTGAAATCGGTGATCACCAGCAAGTACCCACGGCATAAGCTGGCGAACGATGGTACCCGCTTCGGCGCAGGCCAGGCAATTGTCACGCCGAAGGTTATTAAGGGGGAGATGCTCTCCATTTATCGCCAGTTAGAGCGCGCGGGCATTGTTGAGAACTTTGAGCTGTTCAAGCAATACCTGATTGTCGAGCGCAACGCGGATAACCCTAACCGGCTCGATGTGCTGTTCCCACCTGATTATGTCAACCAACTGCGAGTGTTTGCGCTGCTTAATCAGTTCCGTCTGCAATATAGCGAAGAGGTGGCCTAAATGGCTCGAATTGGCGGCACGTGCTTTTTTAAAATTGATGGTCAGCAACTATCTCTGACTGGCGGCATTGAGGTGCCAATGAACACCGCGGTGAAGGACGATGTGATCGGGCTGGATGGTTCAGTGGATTACAAAGAGACTCACCGTGCTCCTTATATCAAAGGGACATTTAAAGTCCCGAAAGAGTACCCGATCAGCAAGATCATTTCCGCCGACACCATGACCATCACCAGCGAGTTGGCGAACAGTCAGGTGTATGTCCTTTCCAGCGCCTGGCTACATGGCGAAGCGAACCATAATGCCGAAGAGGGCACGGTAGATATGGAATTCCACGGGCAAGAGGGCTTTTACCAATGAAACTGACATTAACAGCACCGATTACCGCGCATGGTGAAGAAGTTACAGAGATTGAGATGAGAGATCCTACGGGTAAGGATGTTCGTGAAATCGGATATCCCTATCAACTTAATCCGGATGAGTCAGTGAAATTATTATCTGCTGCAGTGTGCAAATACATCACTCGACTTGGCAACATCCCACCCAACGCAGTGGATTCAATGTCTCCGGCCGACTTAAATCTTGCAGGCTGGGCGGTGGCTCGTTTTTTCCTCGGCAGTTAACGCCTGATGATCTTGTTGCCCGCTATTTTAATTGCGCCAAATACTGGGGCATTAATCCAATAGAAATGCTTGATCAGTCATTTTCTTCTCTCGATTTATTGGAGAAACAGGCTATCCGCATAGAGCAGGAGATAAAAAATAATGGCGGATAGTTTCCAGCTAAAAGCACTCATAACAGGTGTTGATAAACTGTCTCCGGCTTTAGGCCGGATTCAGAAGAACATGCGTTCATTTCGTCGGAACCTTGATAAAAGCTCGGCGGGCGCAATGCCATTAGCGGCAGGGTTAGTTGCTGGTTTGGCGGGGGCCGGTATTGCTTTTGCAAAACAGGAGGATGCAGCAACGGGCTTAAAAGTTGCCATGATGGACGCTGGTGGATCTGTCGGTATCGAATTCGAGAAGATCAATAAGCTGGCTGTCGGGTTGGGTAATAAATTGCCCGGCACGACTGCTGATTTCCAAAACATGATGCAGATGCTGGTCAGGCAAGGTATCCCCGCCACTAATATTTTAAGTGGTGTGGGCGAGGCGTCAGCTTATCTGGCCGTACAGTTGAAGAAAACCCCTGAAGCCGCCGCAGAGTTCGCAGCAAAAATGCAGGATGCTACAGGGACCGCTTCTAATGACATGATGGGGCTGTTTGATACCATCCAAAAAGCCTTTTATATGGGGGTGGATGACACCAATATGCTGGCTTTCTTTGGTAAGACCAGCTCTGTCTTGAAGATGGTCAACAAGGATGGACTCACTGCCGCCAGAGCATTAGCCCCAATCTCGGTCATGATGGATCAGATGGGGATGCAGGGTGAAGCATCAGGTAACGCATTACGTAAGGTGTTTCAGGCAGGCTTTGACGGCAAGAAGATGAATGCCGCCAATAAGTTACTGGGTAAAAAAGGTATTAAGCTCGATTTTACCGACGGTAAGGGCGAGTTTGGTGGTCTGGATAATATGTTTAATCAACTCCAGAAATTACAGTCACTGACTACCAAGCAAAAAACCACCATTATCAAACAGATATTTGGTGATGATGCAGAAACACTGCAAGTGGTAGATGCCCTTATTACTAAAGGTAAAACCGGTTATGACGAAGTATTGCAGCGGATGAATAAGCAGGCGACATTGCAGCAGCGTGTTGATGCTCAGTTAGGTACGCTTACCAACTTATGGGAAGCCATGACAGGCACCGCAGTAAATGGACTGGCCGCAATTGGCGGGGCATTCGCGGGTGATGCAAAACATGTGGTGACCTGGCTGGGGGATTTAGCCGAGCGGTTCAGCGACTTTGCAGCGACTAACCCTGAGGTTATCCGTGGAGCTATTGGCCTTGCTGCTGGGTTTGTTGTCCTGAAGTTGAGTATGCTGGGTGTGAATATTGCTCTTGGGCTGATAAGTAAAACTATCGGTATGAGTCCCATTGGTATGATTATTCGTATTGTAGCGATGGGCGCAGGGTTAATACTGGCTAACTGGGGAACTCTTGGCCCGTGGTTTAAAAATATGTGGGACTCAATTACCGGTTGGTTCAGCACTGCGTGGGAATTTATCAAGGAGTGCAGCGCAACAGGCTGGCAGTTTGTCAAAGACCTATTTTTCAACTACCACCCACTAGGCATTATTATTGAGAATTGGGAGCCGATAGTTGGCTGGTTTAAAGATATGTGGGAGCGCGTCAGCGTTTATATTGAGCCAATCCTCAATGCGATGAATAAAGTGAAAGGGTGGGCTAATGATGGTTGGGATTATGTTTTCGGTGACGATAATAGCGGACACCCCGCTACGCAGGGATTATCACCGCAATCCAATAATTACCTACTATCTAGCCAAAGCCAGCAGAAAGTTAACGGCGAAATGACGGTTAAGTTTGAAAACGCCCCGCCGGGCATGAATGTGGTCAGCACCCAAAGTAATCAGTCTGGTTTTGGGATGGGTTATGATGTCGGTTACAGTCGGTATGCCTATCCAAAATAAAGGAGTGATCGTGAGACTCATTGTGTTAGTGATTTCATTATTGAGTGCAAATATCGCCTATGCAGTTTGCAACTCACCTGTTACTGAACAGGGGTTACTCCATTCCATTGGGGTGGCCCCGGCAAATCATAAAGCCAGTAACGAGAATGGTGCGGTTAAACATACATATCATTTTAGAAAAGGCGGCTCTGCTGAAGACGTTTTTGCTGATGATAGTGCTTCATGGGAGCCTGATTTTAATATTGAAATCATCAACCCCGTCTGCATAAGTAAAGTGAATGTTGTGTTTTATGTGGATGATGCTGAAGCTAAAATAAGCAGCAGTAATATTAAACTTGCTGGGAATGCTTATAGATATTTGACGGGGGCAGACGTGGCGATATTCCACAATCAATTGAATAAACTCAAAGATGTTCAATGGTTCAAGCCATCCACGGATCGGGTTGATATGTACTTCTGGCGAAATGAAGGGAAGCCAGAACTTTATACCATTGGCTTCACGTTTAAAGGGGTTTAAATCCCGATAGAAATTAAAGTTCTTTCTGACCCACTTCGGTGGGTTTTTTTTCGCCCGGAGAGTGTATGAGCTGGAAAGATAAGCTATTACCGGCCTCGTTTCGTGGTGTGCCATTTAAAACGCAGGATGATGAGGCCACGTTCGGGCGCAGGACGCAAACCCACGAATACCCCAACCGCGATAAGCCTTACTCCGAAGATCTGGGACGGGTGACGCGCCGCGATACCATTTCTGCCTATCTGATTGGTGATGATTACCAGGCACAACGTGATCAACTGATCACCGCCATTAATCAGGAGGGGCCGGGGAAATTGATTCACCCGCAGTATGGCGAGCTAAATGTCTGTATTGACGGTGAGATCAGAGTGAGCCATAGCGCGGCTGATGGCCGTATGTGCACCATCAGTTTTAACTTTGTTGAAGCCGGTGAACTCTCTTTTCCCACCTCTGGTGTTGCCACTGGCCAGAAGCTGGTCTCCTCCTGTGATGCCATGACCGATTGTGTCACTGATGCATTCGGTCAGGATTTCGGGCTGGAGGGGATGGCTGACTTTATCCAGAACGGCGTGATCAGCGATGCCAGCGATATGATGAATAGCGCCATCAAAACCTTTGACGGCGTGAACTCGGCTATTGCTGACGCGGGCCGCTTGCTGGATGGCGACTTGTCGGTGCTGCTGATGCCGCCCAGTTCCGGCATGAACTTTGTCAATCGGCTGCAACGCATGTGGCGATCCGGCAATAGCTTGCTGGGGAACAGTGGCGACATTATCAACAAAATTAAGGGGCTGAGCGGCTTTACCGTTGGTCGTGATCTGGCGCCACACGGGGTATGGAAAACCGACAGCAAAACCATTCAGACCCAGACCACCCAGCGCAATGTGGTTGCTCAGGCCATCCGCACCACCGCACTGACCGAGGCGGCACAAAGCGTGGCTGATTTACCACAGGCCCGCCCGCCACTGAATACCACGGTGACTCCGCAGGCGCAACTGCCGCTGGTCACCCATCCGGCGGTGACGTCGCTCAGTGACGCAGTAGCTGTTACCCCGCCCGTGACCTACGAGGCATTGACGACGATCCGCGACACTCTCAATACCGCCATTGATCAGGAGCTACTGCGAGTGACGGATGATGCGCTGTTCCTGGCTATCAATACCGTTCGCGCCGATGTGAATCGCGATATCAGCATGCGGCTCGAGCAGATAGAGAAAACCACCTTGCGCACGCCAGATGAAGTGCTGCCCGCGCTGGTGTTGGCGGCGGACTGGTATGACTCGGCGGCGCGTGAAACTGACATCATCGGTCGCAACCAGATAACTCATCCCGGCTTTGTGCCAGTGAAAACACTACAGGTACCTATTCGATGAATAATGATGTCACGTTGCGGGTCAATGGCCGCGAGTGGGTAGGCTGGACNGTCTCTATCTTTATGAGAAATTCAGGGCGTGTTGAAACAATAGTGAATACCAGCAAGGGAAAGAATAAAGGTGAGCACAAGTCTCAATGTACCGTTGTTGAGTAACTGTTAGATCACTAAAAATATAACCCACTTCGGTGGGTTTTTTTATGCCCGGAGAATGTATGAGCTGGAAAGATAAGCTATTACCGGCCTCGTTTCGTGGTGTGCCATTTAAAACGCAGGATGATGAGGCCACTTTCGGGCGCAGGACGCAAACCCATGAATACCCCAATCGCGATAAGCCTTACTCAGAAGACTTAGGGCGGGTGACGCGGCGCGATACCATTTCTGCCTATCTGATTGGTGATGATTACCAGGCACAACGTGATCAACTGATCACCGCCATTAATCAGGAGGGGCCGGGGAAATTGATTCACCCGCAGTATGGCGAGCTAAATGTCTGTATTGACGGTGAGATCAGGGTTAGCCATAGCGCGGCTGATGGCCGCATGTGCACTATCAGTTTTAACTTTGTTGAAGCCGGTGAACTCTCTTTTCCCACCTCTGGTGTTGCCACTGGCCAGAAGCTGGTCTCCTCCTGTGATGCCATGACCGATTGTGTCACTGACGCGTTCGGCAAGGATTTCGGGCTGGAGGGCATGGCTGATTTTATCCAGAACGGCGTGATCAGTGATGCCAGCGACATGATGAATACCGCGATTAAAACTTTTGACGGCGTGAACTCGGCTATTGCTGACGCGGGCCGCTTGCTCGATGGCGACTTGTCGGTGCTACTGATGCCACCCAGTTCCGGCATGAATTTCGTTAACCGGCTGCAACGTATGTGGCGTTCTGGCAATAGCTTGCTGGGGAACAGCGACGACATTATCAATAAAATTAAAGGGCTGAGTGGGTTTACTGTGGGTCGTGATCTGGCTCCGCACGGGGTATGGAAAACGGACAGTAAAACCATCCAGACCCAGACCACTCAGCGCAACGTAGTGGCTCAGGCTATCCGTACTACCGCACTGACTGAGGCGGCACAAAGCGTGGCTGATTTACCACAGGCCCGCCCGCCACTGACTGCCACGGTGACCCCACAGGCGCAACTGCCGCTGGTCACTCATCCGGCGGTCACCTCGCTTAGCGACAGCGTGGTCGTGACCCCGCCGGTAACCTACGAGGCATTGACAGAGATCCGCGACACCCTCAATACCGCCATTGATCAGGAACTGCTACGGGTGACGGATGATGCGCTGTTTCTGGCGATCAACACCGTGCGTGCTGATGTCAATCGCGATATCAGCATGCGGCTCGAGCAGATAGAGAAAACCACCTTGCGCACGCCAGATGAAGTGCTGCCCGCGCTGGTGTTGGCGGCGGACTGGTATGACTCGGCGGCGCGCGAAACCGACATTATCGGTCGCAACCAAATTACTCATCCCGGCTTTGTGCCGGTGAAAACGCTACAGGTGCCGATCCGATGAATAACGATGTCACATTGCGGGTCAATGGCCGCGAGTGGGTAGGCTGGACTTCGGTCTCTATCTCGGCGGGTATTGAGCGCCTGGCCCGCGACTTTAATGTAGAAATTACCCGCCAATGGCCTGGTAGTGAAGAGGCCGGACACCTGCAGCCAAGAGTGAAAAAGGGCGATGCGGTCACAGTGTTGATCGGCACTGATCTGGTGGTCACCGGCTATATCGATGCCACGCCAGTGCGCTATGACGCCCGCTCGGTCTCGGTGGGTATTGTTGGTCGCAGCAAAACCGAAGACCTGATCGACTGCGCTGCGCTGATAACCCAATTTACCGGGCGCTCTTTTGTCCAGATAGCGACCCAGCTTGCCGCCCCCTTTGGGGTCTCGGTGGTCAATGCCGGAGTGGAAAACACCCCGATGCAGGGGTTGCAGGTGGATTACGGTGAAACCGTGGTGGATGTGCTGGATAAGATGATGGGCATTCAGCAAGTTCTTGCTTATGACAATCCAGCCGGTTCATTAGTGATAGGTCCGGTAGGGGCTTCACGCACGGTGACGGCGCTGGTGCTGGGGGAAAATATCATTTCCTGTGACACTGAACAGAGCATTAAAGACCGTTTTTCTGAATATTTGGTTGCCGGTCAACGGTCGGGTAATGACGACGATTTCGGCGCAGCCACCACTAATGCCATCCGGGCTAAAACGGTAGACGGCGGCGTCAGCCGCTATCGACCTATGGTGATCAAGCAGAGCGGTAATGCGACGGGTTCCTCGGTGATTGAACTCAGTCAGTTTGAAATGCTACGGCGGGCAGCACGTACCGATGAGGTGACCTATACGGTGCAGGGCTGGCGGCAGGGTAACGGCGATCTCTGGTCGCCTAATCAACTGGTGACGGTGTTTGATCCGGTGTTGGGATTTAATAACCGCGACATGTTAATCGCAGAAGTGACTTACAGCAAAAACGAGCAGGGAACCATTACTCAGCTGCGGGTTGGCCCGCCTGATGCTTACTTACCAAAACCGCCTAACCCTGACAAAAAGCGCCGTAAAAAAGCCGAAGAGGACGAATTCTAATGAGTAGATTATTCGCGGGTTTGCAGCGCGGGCTATCCAATATGCTGGTGCGCGCGGTAGTGCGCCGCCTGGACTCCAGCAGTAAAAACCAGATGCTGCAAATTCAGATGATTGCCGATGAGTTGAAAGACAACATCGAACATCTGGAACCTTATGGCTTTACCAGCGCCGCCCACACAGGCTCGGAGGCGTTCGCCGCTTTCCCCGATGGCGACCGCTCGCACGGGGTGGTGTTAGTGGTGGCTGATCGTCGGTATCGAATCAAGGGGCTTAAGTCTGGTGAGGTGGCGATTTACAGCGACGAAGGGGACAGCATTATCCTCAAGCGCGGTAACCAAATCGAGCTGAACACCAAGCAGTTTATTGTTAACGCCGAGGAAAAAGCGCTATTCAACACGCCGCTAATTGAAGCCACAGGTGCGATTAAAGCGGTCGGTAATATTGAGTCTGCGGCTGATATTAAAGATAAAACCGGCACCATGGCGGCGATGCGCGAGCAGTTCAATTTGCACAATCACCCACATGGCGAACCGAATACTGACAAGCCTAATCAGAAGATGGAGTAACTCATGATCCTGATGGTGAATGGTCAACAACAATCAGCCTCTATGCCCACCGATCCCCTAACACGCGCGGTGATTATCTCGCTGTTTACTTGGCGGCGGGCTGATCCGGATGATGATTCAGAAAAGCCCATGGGGTGGTGGGGTGACAGCTATCCCACGGTACAGAATGACCG